CAACAGTTCTTCAATGCGATGGCCAACGAATTGGATTTCGCATATGCCAAGCACGGGAGAGGATTGTGGGGGCGGCATGAGTTCCATTCGATCCTCATGGAAGAGTTCGAAGAAGTGTGGGATGAAATCAAAGAGAACGGACCCACCGAGAAGTTGTTGAAGGAGGTTGTTCAGGTCGCTGCGATGTGTCTTCGCTACGCCGAAACCGGTGACCGGTATCTTGGTCCGCATCCAATCATTCCGCGTCGGGACTAAAATGAAGAAGCGATGGACCTATTGGTTTTGCCTGCTCTTCTTTGTCGTTGGGGTTTCTTCCCTGCTCTCTGGCGTGTTGAATATCCTCGAAACCATTCCGAATTTCTGGGTGAAGCTTGGATGGACGTTTATCTGGGGTACGTTTTTGCTTTGTGTAATAGACCCTCCTAAGAGTGAGACCAAATGAATCTACCCACAGGGTCAGTAACCGTTACCCCGCTTCCAAATCAGTCCGGAGTGTTTTCGGTTACTACTGGTTCAACGGGGATTCTAATCGATAACCGGCGAAACCTTCCGGTCTATTGCTCCGAATGTGACAACTGGTTCGACAAACCACAAGTGCCAAATGCTGGTGGTCGATGTTATCACGCCAACCAGACTAAAGTTGAAGCGCCTGCACGTTGGCGCTGTAAGCGTTGTGGAGACTGGTTCTTCAAACTACCACCGTCCAACATCTCCTGCTTAGTGGTACACTCACCGGATGATTGTTGTCACTACACGGACGTCAAAACTATCCCTCCCACTGACGCTTTCGGGCGTCCATACGACCATGAATAACATACGCTGCGCTGGTCCGTGTCATGTCTGTGATGCACAACAGCGAATTAAGGAAGCCGTCAAACAGGACCCCAACATTCTCCAAGAAGCGGATCAACTGACTTCCAAGGATCGGGTGTCTGACTACGGTCATCCGCGAGAAAATTTGGGACAGACGGCAGAACTTTGGACTGCCTACCTCCGAGGTCGTACTACCATTACGGCTCGGGATGTTTGCTGGATGATGGTGTTGGTTAAAGCATCCCGCGATTACTTCAAGCCAAAGCGAGACAACCTAGTCGATGGCTGTGGGTATCTTCGCTGTGCGGAACGACTGGATGAACCCCAGTAATGCCCAATCCATACGTCGTTCATCATTCCCAGCCCCACGATGTATTTGTGGGGCGTCCGACAATCTATGGTAATCCATTTCTCATCGGTCGTGATGGAACCAGACAAGAAGTTATCCAGAAGTTCCGCGAATGGTTCTTTGATAACCCAGACCTTATGCGAACCGTGCGAGAACATCTACGCGGGAAAGTACTCGGTTGTTGGTGTGCCCCTCAGCGATGCCATGCTGACATTCTCGCGGAATATGCAAACGGACCAGACCTGTATGATATGGATGGGTGAATGAAAGACCATCTGAAGGAAGGGGATGAAGTCGTCAGTCCGTGTGGGCTCTGGAATGGGTTCAAACGAGGGACTGTTGGGGTCGTTCGGGAAATCAAATGCGGGGTTCACTCTTCTATCACAAACGAGTTCCCCGGAGCGATTGAACCGAAAACCCAACAGAAAGCCCGCTGGCGCACGGTCGTTGTTGAATATGATGACAACGAACAGATGTTCTTGCCGGGGTTTTCACAATACATTATCCAACACCATGATTGGGTATCACTACCTAACCGCCGATGACTCCAGAATACATCCGCCAACACATTGCGGCATGTCGTCACAGCATCAATGTTGCTGAAGAGGAAATTCGAAGGGCGAAACAAATAATCAAAGACATTCAAAACGAATGTACCCATCCCGGTGTCGATCCTTTGGATGACGAATACCAATGTTCGGATTGCGGGATGAACACGATCCAATATTTCAGTACTTGACATTTGATCATTCATCGATTAGGTTGAGGTATCCCTTAACCTAAATGGTGGATCGTGCGATTCCGTTTTGAGTTCAGCGATGGTGGACGACGGGCGGCTGGGTATGCGGGTAAGGCACGAGATTGTGTGGTGCGGGCCATAGCCAATGCGACCGGCAGACCGTATCAGGAAGTGTACGACTTCGTGAACGAGCAGGGCGAAAAGGACCGGTTAACCAGACGGCGCAGAAAACACGGCAAGTCAAGCGCCCGGACCGGAGTCTACACCGCCACCACCAAACGTATCATGAAGGAGCTAGGATGGCGCTGGACGCCCTGTATGGGCATCGGGACGGGGTGTACGGTGCATGTCCGTGCTGATGAACTCCCGAAGGGCAAGCGGTTGATCCTGAACCTGTCCCGGCATCTCTCCTTTGTGGATACCGAGAAGGGCGTTATCTACGACACCCACAACCCCGACCGAGAAGGTACCCGCTGCGTGTATGGGTATTGGTCGAAGGACGATGGCTGATATCTTCACTCTGACTTCACACTCTGAATCTGATTCTATGGGAATGAGGCCCATTCAACCATCGCCTATGGGGTTTAACGTTCCAACCCTCCCATATCCGCAAATGCGGTTGTGTGCGAGGGATGTTCAGCTTGATCCGTCCGATCCTGTTGTGTTTGATCAATGGCTTGAATCCCGCACCGACCAGACCCTTGAAGAATGGTGTCGGGAGGAATGGCGGGTTGACAGACCCAAGGTACCATTCGGCGGGACTGCTGAGGTCACGCAAAGTGTGTTGGCTGGTGGGGATATAAAAGTGTCATCTGAAGAGGATGTTGATTTCTTCCACTCGTTGATCGAAGATGATACCAAAGTCGTTCAACATAAGGGGCGACGAATACGAGTTGGAACAAACTCTACTGGAGCACGATAGCAGAAACGAAGAGGGGTCCCCGTGAGAGGACCCCTTTTCTATTTCGACTGCTACTTCGCTTAACCGATGTTGGTGACAGCGATACGACGGAAGTAGTGGTTGCGGTTAGCGGTGAAGGTCACGCCGTCCGTGGTGCCGTCTGCCTTGAGGACGAACGGGTTGGCGATGAGGCCGTAACGTGTCTTGAAGGCGATCTTCGGCTGCAACGATCCCTGATCCTGACCACGGATCATCTGGAGCGGAACATACGGGCAGTAGTACACACCAGCGTCATACGCATTCGCGCCCTTGTAGCCGACCAAGCAGAACTGCGAAGCAGCACCGAGGTTCGCAACATACGGGTCAACGAACACCTTGTAGCGACCATTGAGAACGCCAGCAAACGTGTTGCCCGTGTCGTCAATGTTGAGGTCCGTGTTCAGCGCCGGGGCATAGTCAAGCTTGCCCGACATTGCCAGCGCACTTCCGACGTCCGACGAGACGACAAGGAAGTTACCCTTGCCACGACGGGTTTCTTGCGCGATGACGTTAGCGTCACGCTCGATCTGGAAGAGCATTCCCTTGAAACGCTCAACGCTCCAACGACCATTCGAGTCTACGTCAAGGTCGAACGTGCCAGCAGACGAGCAGTTCTGCGCTCCCGGCTTTGCAACCTTGTAGATAGTACGAACGAGTTCGCGGTTGATTTCAGCAAGCAATTCCTGCGAGAGGATGTTTGCGAGTTCGCTGTCGGCGTCAAGACCGTGAACCGTCTTGATGTCCTGTGCGAGTTCGATGGTGTACTCACCCATCAACGCACGGGTCTTCGCTTCAACAGTTGTCTTTTCGATGCTGAAGGCCATCTGACCGAACGCGCCACCCGGAGTACCAACCGTGGTACCAAGGTTTTCGGCGTCAGCCGTTGCCATACCAGTACCAGTGGTGAACGTACCAGACGTCGGGTTCGAACCAGCGTGGGTGCCGGTGCCAGAGAAGTCCGTATCAGCTTCGTTGAACAGAGCTTCCGTACCAGACTTGCTGGTGTAGCGGCTCTTCAGCGAGAAGACCAAACCAGTCGGACCAGTCATCGGCTGAACGCCAGCGATGTCATAGGCCATCAAGTTCGGGAGCGAACGACGGACGAGGCTGATCAGAATCGGGTCGTACTTATCGATACCCGCTGATGCAGAGATGTTGTTGACCGGCGCATCTTCGTGAAGCTGGACCATTGAAGTGGCCACCTTCTCTTGCTGCATGTTCTCAAGAACACGCGCCAAGGTGCGCTTGCGAAGTTCACCCTTTACAGGAGCGTAAGAGGCAAGGTTAATAACCTTCTCCCACTTCTGGAGGACTTCGGTAATCGGGGTAGCTTGCATCATCGGGGTAATTCTCCTAAAGTTTTGTTTTGCTGACAGAAGTATTTATACAGCGCGATTTTTTCAGATTACGCGATTGGCAAACCAGACGTGAACGGCTCTGATGAATCCGGGGTCGGCATCTGAGAGATCAAACGATCCATCCATGAGTTCATCTCAGGGGAAGCCGGAACCACGGTGTCATCTTCGGGCGTCAAATTCGCAGGGGTCGTAACCGTCCCCTTCTTGAAGAAGTTCTTACGAATCGCTTCAAGCTTTTCCTTGTACGCTGCATCGTTCTCGTACTTCACGTCTTCCACGAGGGTGCGAAGCTTGTCGAGTTCGGTGGAAGCGAGACCTTCAGCAACGGTGTTCAACACCGCTTCTTTCTTGAGTGCATTCAACTGATTTTCGAGTTCAGCCTTTGCCGTCTCGGCTGCGGTGATCGCTGCATCCTTCTCAGCAATTTCCACCTGAAGCTGTTCGACTACGCTGACTTCTTCATCCGGAATCGTGATGAAGTGGTCCTTGAACAACTGGTGGAGCCCCTGCATGAAGCTTTCCTGAATCTCAATCTTCATGTTGTTTTCGAGGGCAACTTCGTTGTCCTTCATCCACTGGTTGACCGATTCCGTGAGGAATTGATCAGCAGCAGCTTCGACCTTGGCTTCGTGTTCTTTGATGAGCAGCGCCGCTTCTTCAGCGATTTCGTTTTCGATGCGCTCACGCTCTTCCGCAACCTTCGCGGTGACGATGGCTTCGAATACGCTGGCTGCCTTGACCTTGAATTCTTCGGAGAGTTCGGTTTCCGATGCGAAGAGGGTCTTAACCTCTTCTTGGAAACGCACACCACCGGTTGAAGCGGTCGGATCAATTGCGACGTCCGTGATATCCTGACCCTTCGTGGTGCCGACTGGACCCTTGGCATGAATGCCGGGACCCTTCTTCATCTTGGCGGATGCCGCCTTGCCCTGCTCCAGTGCTGGGAGTTCTTCAGACTCAGCGTCTTCCGAATTGCCCTGCTTTGGAGGAGCATTTTCCTTGTAGCCTGCGCCCGCTGC